TATGAAAGCTACTCTCGCCGTTCCTAAGCTCGACCTCACCGTTCCGGCAGTGCCGAAGGTGCTGGGCGTGGCTCGGGTAAACTGCGAGTTTATCTTCCCGGATGTTATGAGTGATCAGGATCGTAATGACATCACACAGATGTTCTACAATTCTCTCGCTCAAGGTTCGACTACTGCTGTCGGCGACAATATCGCTGGCATCAGCTTGCCGTACTAACATCCTTAAGGAGATCTCCGTGCTTTCTGAAGCCGTTAAAGCAACTTTTAGGTTGCTCTGCAGCTCTCTTAACACACCGAGGAGTTTGGCCGCTTGGCTCATGCTTTCTAATGATGAGCATCTTCAGTTTTCTCAAATGGAGATTAAGCCGCTGAACTATTTGGAGCACGACCTTCACAAATTCCGCGACGATTATCTCGTCACCGAGTACTTATCAAAGTACAAGGGACTTGACACCGGCGTGGACCTTGCAGAGGTCGCATACGGCAGCTTCATTGCTGCTGAAGATCAGTGTCGCGAAGCTAACGGCCGTATAAGGAAGATCTGGACCCGCAGTGGAAACTGCGGCTGGCTCGACATCTTCTGTCGTGCACAGTTGAAAATCCAGTCTTGCCTCGGTACGCGTCCGTCTTGGCGTAAGCTAGCTGATCGCTTCAAATGGGGTCCAGGTGCCACATCGACGCTGAAAGGCTTCGATGCGCGCATAGACTCTAAGCTCCGTGAGGAGCAAATCAGTGTCACGAAGAAGGCGCTGCCTTATCTTAAGGCAGCCATGGCCTGCGATTATGCTTGGTTGCATGCTCGTGGCCTAGACGCCGCCGGCCCCACGACTCTTCTCGACAGCGAATTCTCTGTCGTGAGAGGGTCTAGGGGTCTGACGGTGCCGAAAAACGCGAAGACGGACCGTTTTATCGCCGCCGAGCCAACAGGGAATGTTTTCCTGCAGCTAGGTGTCGGTAATTATTTCCGTCAATGCCTTCGTCGCGTTGGTATCGATCTTGATGATCAATCGATCAATCAGGATCTTGCGGCGTGTGCCCTCGATCTCGGTCTTGCAACCGTAGACCTGAAGGCCGCGTCGGATACCATTCCGTCGGCTTTAGTTTGGCAACTATTGCCGTACAGCTGGGCCTCTCTGCTATGGGATCTTAGATCCCCAGAGATCCAAATCAAGGGCGAGTACGTGCCTTTGGAAAAGTTTTCTTCCATGGGTAACGGCTTCACCTTTGAGCTGGAGTCGCTTATCTTTTGGGCTCTTACTGAGTCTTTGAGAGATGCGATGGGCCTTACTGGGCGCGTCTCTGTTTATGGGGATGACATTATTTGCCCTTCCGAGATGGTTTGCCGCCTCACGGAGCTCCTGTCGTTCTGTGGCTTCACACTCAATGTGAAGAAATCTCACTCGACCGGAGTTTTCCGTGAATCGTGCGGTAAACACTACTTTGGAGGCCATGATGTTACACCCATTTATCAGAAAGACATTCCCGACGACGAGAAATCTGAGGCGTATCGGTTTCATAATCGCCTGCTCTATCATTCTTTGGACAGAGGATATTTCGACTCTCGCGGAGTTACGATCGCTGATCGTAAACTGCGTGGCGCCGTAAAAATTTCCAAAATTGTCTTTCTGAAGTTCGAGCAGGTTCATGAGGTTCCGATTGCCCCAGATCCTCGGTGGCGAACTCTTGACGGCGGAGTAGCGACTTCACTCCGTAGGGCCAAGCAGCTCACCTTTATGTCGCAGGGACGTCATAACATGCATGGCCATTGGCGGGCGAAGGTTTTGGCCTTCGTACCAAAAGATGTTCCATGTCATGTCGGCGCGTTTTACGCTGTTGTGCTTCGCAGCACACACGGACGGAGCTCGGTTCCCGACCTAGGTCGCCCCTTCGCTGGGACGATCAACGTTAGGAACCGCGGGAAGTGGCGTACAAGAAATCGCTACTTTCCGGAAGCTCGTGACTTGCTGTGGGTCTAGTCTAGTCAACTAGGTCTGCAGACGGGG